TCGATGACGAAACTGTTTTCGGTTTCGGTTACGGCGACAATATGTCTTTGCTCTTGATCCATACGCTCCTCGCTTGCTTGCTCGAATATTAAGGGCGAAAAGTCATGTTCGTCTAGCCATTGGCGAGCCTGATCCGCAGAATAACGCGCCGCATCAAATCGGATCGCTTGGATTTCAGATTCACCACCCTTAATTCCATAAATAAAATCTATTCCGGGGCCACCAGCATCGGCCTGCCGTGCGAATGAGTCATATTGATCTGGGTCTGTCAGTCGGGCCGCGTGTTCGTTTGGATATGGTCTGGCCTGCATCGAGCGAAGGTCGTTGATCTTGGTCAGGGTCGAAAACTTATGCCCCACTAGAGTATCGGTCGCCGCCCATCCGTCCTCGCCCTCGCGATATAGCCGAATCAGGGCCGCAGGATCATCTGGTGAGCCTGTAATCTCGAAGTCAGACTCGGGGACATTTATAGTGCCGTCGCGCTCGATTCGTTCAATGCGGCCCCTTGCTCTACCTCCGGGGTTGTCCCAAGAAACAAAGTCACCGACCGCAAGTGCGTCCGGTGCGGCCCGATCCTGATTATCTGCGGTTTCCATTCTGCTCATCCTTTCGTTTGCCCAAGACTCGCCGGGATCACCACCCCATAGAGCCCAAGCGATTCGCCCTGCCGATGGATAACCCTCCTCGCCGGGACTGAAACCTTCTGCCTGCTTATCTACTGCATGACGCGCAAAGAACGATGCCATGCGTCGGACGGTATCCAGACTAAGTTCTCGACGATTGACAAGGTCTCGGGCGCGAGCGACTCCAATCTCCGTTCCACCTCGTCCAAACTCGGCCCGCCAGTCGAGACCGCGTTGAGCCTCCTCTGCCATCGCCTCGGTCGGTTTTGTATCAATCTCGACACCTTTATAAGTCGCCATTTATGCCGCCAATAACCAAATGATTTCGTCGTCCGTCGGGTTGATAATACCCCCGGCCTTTAGTCCCTGAATATCTGTTTGCGCTTGGAGATCAACCACCGAAGCCAAACTCGAGACAGTCGCAGAAACCGAGAGGGTCTCAATGGAGGATTGCCCGGAGACTCCAAGAATTTCTGCCTTTCCTCCAATAGTCGCTTGGATTGGTCTCGGATTGAATTCCAGAAACTTAGCATTTGTCTTGCGTCCCTTCCTTACAATTTCAACATCAAAACTCAGATTTGCAATGCTCGACGATGCCGCAACACCGGAAACAGTTGCAATCGCATCCCCCTCGCCAATTGCGAGAACCGTCCCGAGCGAAGTAGTCGCTCCTTGACCAGTAACCGGAGCCACCGCAAAAGTCTGCCCAGAGGCGACGACCTCGCCGATTGCCGAAGTCGCAGATAGACCCGTGATTGTTTCTGTTGGGGATTGGACTCCATCCGCAGAGACCGATCCGATTGCCGAGGTTGCACTCTGGCCTGTGAGTGTAATGGTTGGGTTTACAACGCCGCCGTCGTCGAAATCCCCTGCGGCCCCGTCGAATAGACCGAAGCCTTGGTCAAACAGAATCATGCGATGCGGATCAGACTGCTCCCACCAGCACCCGGGAAGTCAACCGTAAACGTCCCGTTTACCGAGGAAACATTCTGACCGAAGTCAAAAACTGCGACTGCTTTGTTGCTCTTGCTGGAGTTGTAAATCAGGCAACCGCGAGCGGTAATGGTGGAGTTGGCCCAAGACGGGTCCGAAAAGGTCAGATATGCGGTCGAGGTGGAGAGGCCCGTCGTAAAACCAGAAAGGGTCTCACCTCCTGCCGTGTATCCGGTCCCAGAGACCTCATTCGACGAAGAATATGCGGTGGTAGAGGCCGAGAGTGTCGCCGCATCGGTATAGAGGGCGATTTTGTAAGTATCCGTTGAGGCGTGGACCCCCTCCAAAATCTCCTGTTTGTACGAATTGCAGAGTGCGCTAGTGATTGCCATTATTCCTCCACGGCCCCGGTGACCATGCCTTTAGAGTCCCGCACCAGTTTTATAGACTTGGATTCCTTCTTAACCTCGGTCTCGACCTTGAGATTCAGGTCCACCGGAGCGGATTTGACCTCGAATGTCCCATTCAGCACGGGGTGGATGTTGATCGTTTGCGACCTTTCCTGCTCGGGAGCGGCCTCGGGCTCCGCGCTTCCCGTGATCGTTGGCACGGCCTGTTGCTTCTGACCAAAAGGCTCGAAAGCCATTTGGACACCATACTGATCGGCGAGAGTTTTTTCGAGCGCGATTTGCTCAAAGGTTTCCTCCACATCCCTTCCATAAACATTCGCAATGTCTTGCAGACTAAGAATGCCGTTTTGCAGGCCGATGACATTGGCCTGAATCTCTCTTTGCGGATCGACCCACGCAAACCCGCGAGCGCGAAAGTTCGCGTTATCTGCGAATTTGTTGTATTTGGTGATCGGCAGAGGGAAGCGGTTTGCGGTCATCGCTTGGAGCATCCAGCGACGGAATACAGGCTCGACGAAGTGATGAATCATCACATTCTGGAGCATCTTATAAAAGTCTCGATCCGCAAGTTCGCCTGCCCGAATGCTCGAATATGAGACGGCGGTCAGATCATTGGCGAGAGCATAGTAAGAGACCCCGAGGCCAGAGGCGATGCCGCGCAAGATTGCCTTCTCGAAGTCGCCGAAAGCGGTGGTTGGGTGGTTTGGATCAAATGCTTTGAAGTCCACGCCCGCAGGCAATTGGTGAAATGTCCCCGGTTCGGCATTCATTATCGGAACGAATTGCTCCTCCATGTCGTCCGGGGTGAATCCGTCGCCCTGCGGGGAAGTGAAAAATCCCATCTTGCTCGCACCCGTCCGGGCCGCGACCAGTTCGGCCTCACGATAACCGTGGAGCATCTTGAGCGATTCAATCGCCGGGGCCATCCAAGGGACTCCGCGAGTCTGTTGGGCGCGGTCTGGAAGGTAAATATGCAGAATCTTGTCAGAAGATACCCGCTCGTGAACTCTGGTCAACCCGCGAGAGTATTCGAGATCTCCCGGATCTTCGGTGAGCATATCGTAGGCACTGAGCCTGCGGTAGTCGTTCAATTCCACGCCCATTCGCACCCGCTTGCCGTCTTTGAGGATTTCGTTCTTTTCCTCGTCGAGTTGATCTGGCTCGATGAATTCGATTGCGAATTTGTCGTCGTTGTCGTAGTTGACCAGACGGACAATCACCTCGCCATCGCGGGCCAGAGACTCGATGAACATCCTCTGGGCATCGACGAAGGTCATCTTGCCATCGACCGTGCAATTCCCGAGTTTGGTCCAGCGAAGCCACGCATTCTCGACGATAGTGTTGCCCACTTTGTCGAATGTCCCGTCCTCATTCTTGGCCTTGACCTGAAGGGTCACGCCCCTCTCGCCGACCACATTGGTCTTTAAGAGGTTGAGGTATCGCCGCGCGTACTCATTGTTTCTCGATAAATCACGCGATCTATTGCGTAAAACTTTGAGCGCATATCTGATTTCGGAGTCGGGCGAGCGGGTAGAGGTCAAAAAGTCCGCAAAGAGACGGTTATTCTGCGCCCCCTGATACATCCGCACCGCTTTGCGGGCCTTCTTGGGCTTAAAAAAATCTAAAAATTTCATAGGAATCGCACCTTGATAGTGGTCCCGGTTGCTTGACCTTTAGAGATTCTTTGAGTCTGCACCTCTTTGTTGTATTCCTCTTGGTAGTAGTCCCGAGCCTTGATGAGTTCATCGAATGACAGTTTGGTGAGACTACGGCCCGCGACCGAGTAGTTCGCAACATCCGCATCGGCCTTACCCTCCAACAGACTCTTGATCTTGCCGAGCATAATCTCGGCATGAGTCCGTGGGTCGGCGTTGTTGTTATCAAGATCGACGACCACAGTAAAAAAGCCTCGGTCGATTACGATCCGATTGTTATCGGATTGTCTCAGGGCCTCCAGTTGCCAGTGATAGAACCCCGGATTAAAGTTTGCCGAGGTTGCTGAGTTCACCGTGAAAAGATAGTCACTGCCGTAAGCGGTCCCGACCAATTGAATTTCGTTTGCACCGCCCGCCGTAATCCGGGCGACATAGGTCATTGTGTAGGCGGTGTTTGGATAGTCCGACGACAGATCAGTGCGTCGCCACTGTATGTAATCACCGACGACAACGGTCTCGGGCTCTACGGTTGGGGATTGTGCGGGATCAAATAGATTTGCCATGCGCTCCTCGCATCATTTGTTTGCCCGATTCTAACGCCAAGACTGCACAAATCCACCAGTTTGTCGCGGATTTCTTTTCTGCGGGACAGACTGTTTCGGTTCCGGTGGGTTTTCATGCCGCATAAACTCCCGGTCTGCCATCGCGTTAATGTTTAAGTTGAGTATTGAAAACGCCGCCATAGAATAGACTCGGACATCGAGTGCCTCATTTCGAGGGCGAACCTTTGTCCATTCGCGCCGTGCGAACCCTTTGTGGTATCTGGTGACCAATTTTTCTGCGGTCAATT